TCAAATGAAAGAATGAGAATATCTACTACAGGTAACGTAGGTATAGGTACTGCTGTTCCTACTGACTTTGGTTCAGGTAAATTACTTACAGTTCAGTCAGAAAGTGGTGGAGATTATGGTGGTCTTATAACTAAAACAGATAGTGTTACAGGTCAAATGTGGAGTAATGAAAATGCCTCTAATCTTTTTCTTGGTACAAGGTCAGCCCATCCTATAGTAATTACTACACATAATATTGAAAAGGTAAGGGTAGCTACTAATGGTAATGTAGGTATAGGGACTGCTAGTCCTAGTGAGAAGTTGGGAGTTGTTGGGAATGCAAATGTTCTCGGTAAATTTGCAATAGGTATTGCTTCTGCACACCCAAGTTTTGATTTTTATAACAATGGAACTGCATACTTTAACGGAGCTACTACTGTAGATGATAACTTAACAGCAGACTCTTTCATAAAGGATGGTAGTACATCTGATGATGTATTATTAGGAGATGGAACAACTACTTCATTGTCTGCTATAGGCGGTGGAGGTGGAAGCTCTTCTCAGATATTTTCTTATAAGTTCGCAGGAGCACATTCTAGTAATGACACTTCTAAATATTATGTTCTTTACAATAGTGACGCTAGTGCTTTATTTCCTCTAAATGCCACTTTTGCTAATTGGGGAGGTAACAGTGCTATTGACTTGGTAGCTCCTGAGGATTGCTTTCTTAAGACATTCGTTATACGAAGTAGGAGCTCTACTTGGACTTCAGGTCTTCAGGTTAAAATGAGAATACAGAAGAACAAATCTACTAGAGAATATGATGGTAGCTTTGTTACTTCTACAGGTTCAGGGGATGATGGTAAAGTTATATTTAACTTGACAGATGCAGACAATTCTTTTAGTCAAGGAGATGCTTTCGCTATAGGTTTTAACTGTACGGGAGCTATGGGGAATATTGTAGCATCTGCTACATTCGAAACAATTTAGGTCAATTTAGAGCTAGAAGGGTAACTGTCGACAAAATACAGTTTTCTGTAGACAAAATGAAACAATAAGCAATTAAGCTTATTATATTAGTAGTATATTATGAACAATTTAATAAAAGAAATGAATTTGACAGACTTAAAAATAGCTGCTTTAGGCTCAATAGGACTATACGTAAACCTATCAGACTTCAATACGATTATAGGAACTTCAACAGGAGTAGTTATATTAGGTTACACTATTTCACGTTGGTACTATTTAGTTAAGGAAAATAAAAGTAAAAAAGAATAGTCTTTAATATGTCGGGGTATGATGAAGAATTACAGGTCAATAATAAAACTTGTACTACACTGTAGTATGATGTTTCTTGGTGCTGTAATAAATCTAAGACAAACAAGATTCCCTAAAACAATAAAACTTATAAACAGAATAGCTACCATCATATATGTAGCTTGGTTAATAGCAAAAGCTTTATGAGAAAGATAAGTAAAATAATAATACATTGTACAGCTACTCCTGAGGGGAGAGCTGTATCTGTAGATGAAATTAGACAGTGGCACTTAGACAGAGGGTGGTCTGATATAGGCTATCATTTTGTTATAGATATAAACGGATGCTTACAGGAAGGTAGACCTTTGACAAGAAGGGGGGCTCACGTAAGAGGACATAATAAAGGCTCTATAGGAATAACATACGTGGGTGGAGTTGATGAAAATTTAATCCCTAAGGATACAAGGACAGAAAATCAAAAAGGTCGCTTAAAAGCTCTTATATTGGATTTAATGGATACTTATCCTAACGCTACGTTACACGGACATAATGAATTTAGCAACAAGGCTTGTCCTAGTTTTGATGTACAGAAAGAATACGAAGATATAATTGACTTTTTTAAATAGATAGATATGGCAAATGATAATCCTAACTTAATAAAAAACGGAGGTAAAGGAACTTTTGTAGGTAACGCTTTAAGATGGTTAGTTTCTAAAGGAACTACCATCGCACCTGAAATATTAAACATAGCAGGTACGGTAACAGGAGTAGATAGTTTAAATAAACTAGGTGATTTGATAAGAGGGGATGAGAGCTTATCTAGAGAAGATAAAGACATAATCCTTAGAGAACTTGATAGAGATATTAGTTCAGAAAAGCAAATGACTAAGAGGTGGATTAGCGATAACAAACAAGTTCATTGGCTCCCACGTTTAATAAGACCCCTAACATTAGCTAATTTTGTTATATTAGTTGATATAGTTGTTTTAAGCTCTATATGGGGACAATCTATTGACGAAGCCTTCATACCATTAGTATTGACAATGGGTGTAACAGTTATAGGTGGTTACTTCACAGTAAGAGAAATAGGTAAAACTAAAGGTACTTATTAATTGTTAATAACTATTGATTAGATTACTTGACAGGTTAAAGTTTTTTTCTCTACCTTTACGATGTAATAAATAATTACTTCTAGTGTTTTATTTGGCTCCAAAGACAAATAAATAAACGATGCTAAGACTACTATATAGATTTTGATTCTACTAATTAATTAGACTATAACTTTTCGAATCTTCATCTAATAGCTTTATTTGTTAAGGCTCAATACAGGATAAATATATTTACTTTATAAGTTGACAACTATTAACAACTAATACTAGAAAAGCATTTTAATAGAATAATATATATGTATATTTATAGTGTGAGAGAGGTGATGATGAAAGGATTTAATTTTATTTAGTTTAGTTATTGTTTTGATAAGGTTGCCTTTGTGAGGCAGCCTTATCTTTTTATGTTATGTTAGTAAATAAGAAATTTAACAAGAAGGACAGAGAAAGCTTTAATACAGAGGGTCTAACTCATTTGTATTGGGAGCTTTTTGATAGTGTAGATGCTGAAGGTTCTGCTTTTAGATTTATGGAAAGAGAGCCCGTACTTATATTAGATGACATAATAAAGGTATTCCAATATTGGAGACCACAAGTTTTATTAGGCTACACTTCAAAGCCTGTTGCCGACCTTTTGGGTCTGCCAACGTCTTCTTCGTTTAGAGTAGGTAAAGCTATTAGACTAAAAGCTAAGAATCCTAAGGCTAGAATGTTTATCGTAGAAAATTTAATAATAAGGGGTGTCACTAGGATTGCTGTTTGTATGGACTATGTAGAGTTTGATACAGACAACTACCTTAAGAAAGATGCTTTATATATACACTAATGAGATACAAGAGAAAGAAAGGTGCTAAGACTATACAGTCTAAAAAGAAAGTTATTGATGGTATTCAATTTGACTCTACTTTAGAATCGTTTATGTATTCACTCTTAAAAGCTAATAAGATAGCTAATGAATATGAGGGAGAAAAGTTTATACTTATAGAGTCATTTAAGTTTGCTAATGCCTCTTATGAGCGAACAGCTAAGAAGCCTATGGTGGATAGAGCTAGTGGAAAGGCTGTAAGAGGTATTACTTATACACCTGACTTTGTTAGTAAACACTTCATAATAGAGGTAAAAGGGAGAGCTAATGAAAGCTTTCCTTTGAGATGGAAGCTTTTTAAAAGACTACTTCATAATAACAATGATACTAGAGTATTATACAAGCCACAATCTCAGGCTGACTGTAAAACAGTAGTAGAAGATATACTTAAAAGGTTCTATAATGACTGATATACAAAAAGAAAGATTAATGATGTTCGTTTTATTCAACTCTGAATCAATGTCTTACGAACTAATTGAAGAATTAATCAAAATTAAATAGTAAATTGTTTGGTAGTGTCGTTTTTATTCCGTATGTTTGTACCATCGAAAGATATAAACAATGAGAGAAACAATAAAATTTACACTAACTATGATACTAATTACAATAGTATCTTTAACAATCAACTATTATGTCAACAAGTAAATTCCACAAGTTTTGGGAAGACAATCGTAACCCAATTACAATGAAGAGATGTGAGTCAGACAACAGACTTCACATTCACAATCGCTCTAAAGAGTTCCACGTAGAAATGGAAGCTAAGCGTCAAGCTAATAAACTAGAGTTCAACTACACAGAAGAAAATTCAATTATTAACGATTAAATATATAAATTATGTTAGCAGATTATTACAGAATGAGAATATTAGCATTAGAAGATGCTAATCAAGAACTAAGAGAAAAAGAAGTTAAATTAGTAGGATTCATATTTGATTTACTAGATGAAGATATGCCTGAAGACTACAAAAATGTAATTAGAGAAGAATTATTAAACGATTAAAAACTAGAATTATGAAAAAAGTATTATTAGTATTAGTAGCAGTAGTAGGGTTAACAAGTTGTAGCAAAGAGGATATTAACAATGAAACGTTGTTACAAAAAGTAAAGAGCAATCAGTTTGTTAGAGAATTGAATGTATCTAGTAAGAACGCTTATTTGAATTGGAGTGATGGAAACTTGCAGATTATAGAAAGGTGGAGATATGCAAACCCTGACGTTTGTTGGTATATGTATGATTATACAGGAGTAGCTATAGTAGTGTCTGATTCAGAAAATGAATTTGAGTTAGTTCAACCTATTAAATATGAAATAGCTAACGACGATTGGGCAGAAAACCAAAATTGGCTAACGCTTGCTCATAGGGTTCGAGGATATTATGACTTTTACGGAAACTTAGTTATAGATAATTATGTTTCTTATTATGCGGAAGGAGACGAATGGCTTGATGACTATATGGGTATTCGGAATCAGAATGAAGCTAGTTACTATGAATTTGAACTATCTTTATACGAAGAAAATCAAGAATGTATAGTTATTAGGGACTAATTAAAAAATAAATACGATTTTACTTGTGAGAACCAATTTAATTTCGTATGTTTGCAAAGAATTAATAATTAAACACTTATAAAATGCAAGTAGAAAAACTAAAAGAAATGTACAAAAAATACTCGCTAGATAAAAGCGATGTATTTAAACACCAACATTACATCATTATTACTAGAAGTGGTATAGAGAAAGTAATGGGTTATGAAAAGATTGACATCACTTACGATGTTATTAAATGTGAGCCTAACTTCTCAGTAATGAAAGCTTATGCTAAGAAAGGTGATAAAGTTATCGAGACTTTCGGTTCAGCATTAAAAGGAGCTAGTTTTAAAGACTCTTCAACTAACACTTGGTATGTAGCTGAGATGGCAGAGAAAAGAGCTTTATCAAGAGCTGTACTAAAGATGACAGGTTTATATGAACTAGGTATCTTTGGAGAAGACGAATCAGAAGATTTTAAAAGAAAGTAGTAAATTAATCAATAATTAAATAAAGTCCTAGAAATAGGCAATTAAAAATGAGTGCAATAGTAAATTTTTCAATCAACGTAGAAGACATCGACAAATCTAAGTTAATCAAAGGTAAGAAAGGTTCTTACTTAAACTTAACAATGTCTATTAATGATGAAACAAAGTTCGGTAACAATGCAAGTGTATCGATTTCTCAATCTAAAGAAGAGAGAGAAGCTAAAGAAGCTAAGACTTACTTAGGTAATGGTAAAGTAGTTTGGATGTCAGATGCAGGTGTGTCTGTAGCAGAGCGTGAGCAAGAGCTAAGTACATCTACTTCAGCAGCTTCACAGGACGATTTACCGTTCTAATAAAAACAATGAGTGATAAAGGCTCTATTAATTTAGAGCCTTTAATTAATAACTAATAAAATTAATTAAATGTTTCAACCACAAGACAATAAAGCAGACGATAGAGAGGTAGACAGAATGTACTACGAGGCTATTGATGCTGATTTAAGGATAGAGCTAGACGAAGAAGTTCCTGCTCCTCCTGTTGCCTTGTCATTTGGAACTCACTCTTACACTACTAGAAAGGGAATGAGAACAGAAGAAACTCCAATTGCCACTTATGGTAACTTCAGCTTTGTACAAGCTCCACCGAAGAGTTATAAATCTTTTTTCACATCCTTACTAGTTAGTGCCTTCCTCAAAGATAATAGATGGGCAGGAAAGAAGTTCAGTAGTTATAAGAAAGATAAAGATGTTTATCATTTTGATACTGAGCAGGGAAGATGGCATTGTCAACGAGGCTTTAGGAGAGTTTCAGAGATGGCTGATACTTTAGATGATTACTATACTTACTCACTAAGAACTATAGGCTATAAACAACGATTAGGCTTTATCGAATATGTTTTATCAAACGCCAAAGAAGATAGCATAGGATTAGTAGTAATAGATGGTATTGCAGATTTAGTGTCAGATGTTAACGACATAACGGAATGTAATTTATGTGTGCAAAAGTTAATGGAATGGAGTGCAAAGTATAAGTGTCATATAATAACAATTATACACTCTAATCACAATTCAACTAAGCCAACAGGACATTTAGGTTCATTCTTAGAGAAGAAGGCAGAAACTCAAATCTCTTTAAATAGAGAAGAGGATAGTAAAATAGTTAACGTGTCTTGCAAGAGAAGTAGGAATTATGGATTTGAAGACTTTGATTTCTTTATAAACAGATTCGGATATCCTGAAGTGATTGATGCAAGTACACCTGATATAGATTTTTAATAATATATAAAACAAATTATGAAATTAAGCGAAAAGCAATTAGAAGAATTAAGAGACACAGTAACAAAACGTAAAGCGATATCGGAAGAAATAGGTCTGATGGAGTTTGGTAAAGCAAGACTAATTAATGACTTTGCATTTTACGAAAACAAGTACAACGAGTTTGCTGCTGAGATGAAGGAGAAGTATGGTGATGAGGTTGAGATTGATATGGCTAATGGTGATATTAAAAATGCTTCTAATGATTTAAAATCATAGTAGCAAATGTTAGAAAGACTAGCTGAGAGACAAGATGAATGGGAGAATATGGTTAGGGCTTTAAGATGCCCTAGCCATCTAGTAGGAGATGTAATTCAGGAAGCGTACTTAAATATTCACAAGTACGGTAAAGAAGAAAAAGTATTTAATAAAGATGGAAGTGTAAATAAGTTTTATATGTTCGTCACTTTAAGAAACTGTTTAAGAGTAGAGTTTAATAATAAGAATAAGTTTGTTCTTTACGAAACGTTTTACTCAGAGGAGCAGGAAAGTGTAGCTAATGATTTATACGAGAAAGCATTTAACGACCTTTTAAAAGGTATTCAGGCAGAATCTGATAGTTGGGGTGCATATAATTCAAAGCTCTTTAATTTATACTTTAAAACTGACTTATCAATGAGGAAAATAGCTAAGGGTACAGGAATTGGTGTTACTCATATTTATAACTCAATAAAAAGATATAGAGAGACTATAGTAGATAAGTTTGAAGACGATTTTAATAATCTAGAAAAAATAGAGAAAACCGTAAATTACTAATTATGAAAGACGAAAGTTATTACGAGAATTTAGACAAACGTACAAAGGAGTACAAAACTTGGTTGGAGATTAAGCAATCTCAAATAGATAATCAAGTGACAGGAGCAGGAGATGTTGTAGAAGCATTTACTAAAGCTACAGGAATTAAGTCTGTAGTAGAGAAGTTCTTTGGTGAGGATTGTGGATGTGGAGACAGAAAAGACCAACTTAACGAGATGCTTCCTTTTGGAGTGTCTGCAGTTAATTGTTTAGAAGAAGAAGATTATACTTATTTAAAGTCATTCTTTGCTAGACCTAGAACTAGAATCAATTCCTCTCAGCAAAATAGATTAGTAGACATATACAATCACGTATACGCAGCTAGTATGCTGCCTCCTTCAGGATGTGCTACTTGTTCACAGAAAGGATTTATAAAAGCTATTAATAAGTTGCATAAGTATTTTGACGCAGCACAAACCTTAATCAATACTACAGATGAAGAAGAATAGAAAAGAAAGAAAACCTAATTTAAAGCCTGTAGGGCAGAGAGCAAGACTCTCTGTCCGAGAGCAGGAGATTATTAATAATCTAAGAGCTGATACTTCTAATAGAGTTTTAGTTATAGGTGATGTACACGCTCCATTTGAAAGAAAAGATTACTTACAGTTTTGTAAAGATACTTACAAGAAGTATAACTGCAACAAGGTAGTTTTTATCGGAGATATAATTGACAATCATTATTCATCTTATCATGAGACAGATGCTGATGGTATGGGTGGTGGTAAAGAGCTTGACTTAGCTATTAAGAGTATCAAGAAGTGGTACAAGGCTTTTCCTGATGCTTACGTTACTGTAGGTAATCACGATGCTATTATAATGCGTAAAGCTCAAACATCTTCTATTCCTTCTCATTGGATTAAGAATTATAACGATGTATTAGGTACTCCTAATTGGAAGTGGGTTACTGATGTAGTTATTGATGACGTAAGATATGTACACGGACATAAATCATCTAAGGCTCGTACAGCAGCTAAAAGAGATATGCAGAGTACAGTAACAGGACACTATCATACTGATATGTACTGTGAGTGGATGTTCGGTGCTCAGAAAGCAGTATTTGCTTTAGCAGTAGGATGTGGTATTGACTCTAAGAGTTATGCTATGGGTTATATGCAAGGAGGTAAGAAAGAAGCTTTAGGATGTGGAGTTGTATTAGACAATGGTAAGACTCCTATCTGTGTAAAGATGGATTTGTAATGAGGTTTGAATCTAAGAAAGACTTAGATAGAGAGGTCAGAGCTATTGATACATTTGTCAATAGTTTTGGCGGCTCTTATGAGAAGTTAGGGGATAACGATATAGATTTTAAGGTTTATGATAAAAACAAAAATCTAATATCCTATGTAGAGATTAAAGGAAGGCTGAGACCTATAGAGAACGCATTTCCACTTCCTGTTGCCGCTAGGAAGCTAGTTAAGTTAGCAGACAAAAGGCTTAACCCTGTCATAATATGGGCTTGTAATGAAGGTATAATATACGCAAAGCTAAAAGACTTAGAAGGTAAAATAAGGTTCGGAGGCAGAGCTGTAAGGGCAGGTTCCTCAAACGATTTAGAAGTTATGGCTTACTTTGATTACAGCCAAAAATCATTTAAAATAGTTAATTATTAAAAATAAATACGACTTTCCTTGTGAGAGTCGTTTTTATTTCGTATATTGCACCCATCTTAGAAATAGATATACTCGGAGTCTGTTAATCGTACAGAGTTAAATGTCCAAAGAGGAAACCATCCGAGTCATATCATTAAAACAATAACAAATGACATCAGCAGAGAAAATGCAGCACAAAGCCAACATTATATCAATGTTAGGTATTTTAAAGTTATGGCAAGACAGAAGCGTAGAAGCTAAGAAGCCTAACAAAGAACTAGACCAACTATCATTAATATCACTAGAGATAGTAGATGCTTTTGAAAGTATGGAAAGACAGATAGAAGACTTAAAAACTCAGAACTATCTAATGTTAAAAGAAAAGAATAATATAATACTAAACTTACAAGGAGATGAACGAATCTAGATTTGACAATTTTATTAAAGTAGTTGTAATAGCTAATTTATTGCTATTAATGAGTATGGCTTCTGCCAATGCTCAAGAAGGAACAGTACTTAATTTAGGTATTGGAGATGATAAGTATATGCACTTCACAGCAGGTACAGGAGTATCAATGTTAGCAGGATGTTTATTCTATGATGCGACAAGTGACTTACAAGAGTCCGTGAAATTTGCAGCAGCTACAGGATTAGGAGCAGGATTATTTAAAGAGCTATATGACTCTAGAAGAGGTGGCTCAGGTTTTGATACTCCTGACTTATTGTTTACAGCAGCAGGAACTGTACTAGGAACATACTTAACATATATAATTAATAAACCAAAAAGAAAAAGATAATGAACAGTTATGATAAATACGCAGAAATGACAGAAGACCAACAATGGAGATATGTTGAAGGATTAGAAGTTAACAACGAACTTGACAATCTTAATCACGAGATTAAATCTAAGGCTAAGAAAAGAAAAGATACTCCTGTATTTAGTGGAGTATTAAAGTACTTTCCTAACGCACTTAAAGAAGTTGCTAAGGCGTCTAAGGCAGGTAATGACCAACATCATCCTGACAAACCATTACATTGGGATATGAATAAGAGTAAAGATGAGTACGATGCTTTAACAAGACACTTAATAGACCATACTGTGGACCCTATAGATGACGATGGAGTTCTACATTTAACAAAAGTAGCTTGGAGAGCTTTAGCAGGATTAGAAAGATATTTAACAAATAAACATTAGTATGAAAGCGATATTTGATATAGACAGTTTGATATACGAAGCTTGTTATGGTGCCGAAGACTTTGACGATGCTACAGAAAGCTTTTGGAGTCGTTATAACGATGCAGAATATAGCTTGCAAATGAAGTATAGTAATGTAGAGATGATTCCTGTAGGATTCTGCAGAAACAACTACCGTAAAGTAGTTGATTCTAATTACAAGATGAATAGAGCAGGTAATCCTAAGCCTGAGCATTTTGACGAGTTGGTTCAGCACGTTAAAGATAACTTAGACGTTCAATCTCGTAGAGGTATTGAGACTGATGATTTAGTAGCTAAGTTCCATAAGCATATAGGCTCTGATAAGTCTGTAATAGTTTCTGTAGATAAAGACTATAAGCAGTTTGAAGGAACTATGTTTAACTACCGTAAGAAGGAGTTTGATTACACTTCAAAGGAAGAGGCTCTTTATAACTTTTGGGAGCAGATGGTTATTGGAGATAGAGCTGATAACGTTTTAGTCTGTAAAGGCTATGGTGTTAAGTGGTGTGAAAAAAACCTTAAAGGTCTTAGCGAGTTTGGTATGATGAGAGTCGTTTTAAGCTTGTATAAGGAACTTTATAAGAGTAAAGGTCGTGAGAAGTTAATCAGGACGTATCTATTGCTTAAACTCGATGTATTTTAGTATGGATTTTTATAAAGGAGACACAATAGAAGAAAGGATAGATAATGCGTTCACAATGTTTTATTTTAATCTAATGTCAAAAGATTATTCAATAGAGTATTGCGAGCGTGAACTCGCTAAACAAGTGGAGTTAGAAGAATACGAGATAGCTGAGGGAATAAAGAAAGCTATTAATTTTTATAAAAATAACCCTCGAGACTTGTATATATGAAATAATTTTCGTATGTTTGCAGAACAATAACTAAAACTAAATAAAATGGGAAGACAAAAGATAAAAAGCTACGATAAAGAATTAAAAGAAGTATACGACTTTATTAATGAAAAGTTTAGAGTAAATATAGCGGACAAAGTAAGAAGTAATCATTATGTAGATTTAAGAGTATTATACTTTAAGATGTCATTAGATTACACTTTAGCATCTACTACAGAGATAGCTAATTTAGTTAATAGAGACTATTCTACACTTATACACGCTAGGAACAATCTATTTGACTATACGATGAGTAAAAAGCATATACAAGAGGCTTACAATGAGTTCTTCGGTATAGAGAATAAAGTAGAGTCTAGTATGACTACTCTTACAAGGCTTAGGCACATAGCTGATACTAAGAGAATGGAGAAGATTAATAATGCAGGACTAACTGACAATGAAGTAGCTTATAGGAAGTTAACAGACTCTCAAAAGTCTGTTTACGACCAAAGAGCTGAGTTAATATTAAAGAGCTTTGAATGGAAAGAATATAACTCTACATTTGAAACTATAAACGTAGGAATAAGCAGTAACTAATATGGATTTACAAGACAGAATAACAGCAGTAATAATACTTTGCATAATAGCTTTAACATTGTTAAGTTGTGTGCCTGAGTGTGATGAGACAGTAGAAGTGTATAACAACGATTACGAAGTGATTGGTTGGGAATGTGTAACTTATAATAACTAAAAACAATAGATATGAATTTTGATTTAAATTATGTTGAAAGTATTGAATTAGGCGGAGTAGACTTCGCTGACTATCCCGACTTCTCTGACGCTTATATAAGCTATGCAGAGTATAAAGGTAAAGAAATGACTGTAGAGCAGTTAGATGAACTAAATGATGTAGACGGATTTGTCTACGATTGTGTAATGAATGATTTATTTTAATATGAGAGATACAAAAGTAGTAGAAACAGTAAAAGATAATTACCTTTTAGTAATAGAAGGTAATACAATAGGAGAATTTGAGAGAAGTCAATTAAGACATCTGATTGAAATAATAGATAATAACATAGCATTGTAGTATGGCAAAGAAAATAAGTACAGACCATCTTTTTGACCCTGAGCTTATAGACGCTATTAGAGACTGTTGGGATAGAGGTTTATACTTCTATCCTGTTGTCGTTGAAGGACAGTCTAAAGCTCTTAAAGTTATACCTAAGGTTAAGATACAGTTTAAGCAAGGTAAGCTAATAAAAACAGGTGATGTCCTTTATAGTCAAGGTGATGAGCTTTATGAAAAGATTAGGGAATTATACCTGCACAAGTACAAGCAACTGAACAAAACAGACTAAACTTTATTATATAGTATGCAGAACAACAATAAAAGACCCAATGACGGTAGACGTAGTAATAAGCGTAAGGCGAGAGTTAAGGTTATACCTGACAAGAACTTGCCTGCTCCTATTGTTACTAAGGCTAAAAAGGATAGAGCTAAGAAATTATCTAGCAAAGCTATTAAGAACATATTTGGCTCAGAAGATGGTATATGGGATAAGTTAGCTGAAATGGCTATGGAAGGCAATATGAAAGCTATGGAGAAGATAATGGAGTATCAATACGGTAAATCAGGAGAACGTAAAGAGGAGAGACAGGTAGCTGCTAAAGCTCCTGTTATTCAATTTAACGTAGCTCAGCCTAAAGAGGATACTCTAGATATAAGTCACGAAGAAGAATGAGCAAAGTAACTCTAAATCCTAAATACATTCCTTTATTTGAAGGAACTACTAGATACTATATAATCACAGGAGGTCGTGGTTCGGGTAAGTCTTACGGTGTCGGTTTGTTTTTAAACAACTTAACGTATGGAAAGAACCATAAAGTTCTTTTCACTCGTTATACTATGTCATCAGCTCATACTTCTATTATACCTGAGTTCGTTGAGAAGATTGAGACAATGAGTATACATGATGATTTCAGAGTAAATAAGGCTGAGATAATAAATGTAACTACAGAATCGTCTATTATATTTAAAGGGATTAAGACTGCGTCAGGTAATCAGACAGCAGCCTTAAAGTCTTTAGCAGGTGTTAGTACATTTGTTGTAGATGAAGCAGAGGAGCTTAACGATGAAGATACGTTTGATAAAATTGATTTATCTGTGCGTAGCCAAAAGGTTCAGAATAGAGTTATACTTATACTTAACCCTGCAACTAAAGAGCATTGGATATATAAAAGGTTCTTTCAAGACGCAGGAGTAGAAGCAGGTTGGAACGGTGTTAAAGGCAACGTAACATACATTCACACAACTTACAAGGATAACAAAGAGAACTTACCTGATAGTTTCTTAGACAGCATCTATGATATGAAGCTAAAGAACATTGACAAGTACGAGCATCAGGTTCTTGGTGGTTGGCTTGAGAAGATGTCAGGTACAGTATATTCTAATTGGGAGAAAGGTAACTATATAGAGCTTAATAAGACTTGCTATGGACAGGATTTTGGTTGGTCTGAGGATTTGACTACCCTAGTAAAAGTCTCTGTAGATGATTTTAAGAGAGAAATATTTGTTAAGGAGTGTTTTGGTAAGGCAGGTATGAATACGTCTCAGATATCACGTAAGAATCGCTTACACGCAGGATTAGGATTAATTATTGCAGATAATCACGAGCCTAGACTTATAAAAGAGCTTAGAGATGGTGGCTGTAATATACAGGGAGCTAAACAAGTCAAAGGGTCAATCCTATCAGGGATTGCCCTGTTGCAAGACTATAAAATAATAGTTGACCCTAAGTCTCACGGTATAATAAGAGAACTAAATCATTATACTTGGAAAGAAAAAGGGTCTGTGCCTATTGATAAGTACAATCACTTCTTAGATGCACTTAGATATGCTGTTATGCACCTTGCTCAAGGTAAAAACAAGGGAGTATATAATATTAAGTAAGCTGTTCAATAAGAGGGGGTCTGTTTAACAAGAGGGAGTCGTCCCAACCATCATCAATCCACCAATCTTCAGGGTTGTGTTTATCTATAATCTTATTTATTAAAGCGTCAGTCACTTCAGGGCTGACGTTTGTATTTAATAACCACTTTTGTATATTTTTATTTGCTCGTATTACTAATGTATGCTTCATAGTGTAAAAAATTTGTATATAGGTGAAAAAATTACGTATGTTTAACAAGAGGGGGTCTGTTTAACAAGAGGGGGTTTCTGATTCGTTGTTTTGGCTGTTAGAAACTATTTCATAAATAACTGTTAAATTATTAGGATTATTAAAATTATTTTTATTCATTATTTTATTCATATTTATTAGGTTTATTAAAATTAAATTCGTATGCGTTAGTAAGGTGCAATTATACGTAAATAATAGTTAAAAAACTATAGCAAAAATTTTGTATATTAAAAAAGTTTATGTATACGCGCGCGCGTTCCTTAATATAGCAATTTAAAAATGCGCCTTATTTAGAATGAATATAAATAACAAAAAAAGTGAAATAAATTTGTGTAGTATCTAAAAACGTTTTATATTTGTACTATAATTAAAAAACAATATTATGAAAGTAACAAGAATATCAAAAGGAAATTACAAAGTAGAAGGAAAGACAGAAACTTTTATTTGTAGACATATACAATCAAGAGATTGGAACGCTAAAGTAAACACTAATTATTGGATAGCTAATGGATGTGAAAATTTAGATGATTGTGCCGACGACAATAGTTGCTGTGTAAATTTTGATACTTTTAAACAACTAAAAAATTGGCTAAATAAATGGGAATAAAAAAAAATAATAAAAAAGTTTGGTGGTATTAAAAAAAGTATTATCTTTACACCATAGAAAATAACAATTTAAAATTAAACATTATGACAGTATTAGAACAGTATCAAAAGGCCTTTAAAGATTTAAGAACAGAAACAATAATAGGTGAAGACAAAATCAAACTTAATGTTTGGATGAAATCCTTGCTGTCTGCAACGATTGTCAAAGATACTTTAGAATTTAATTTAGACGGTTCGGAGATATACAAAGAACCTACTATAAACTTATTTTAAGATAAAATAAATATAAAAGATAGTTGTTATATTAAAAATAATAACTATCTTTGACAAAACAAATAATAACATTAAAACAAACATTATGACAATATTTAACACAATAATAATAATAATAATAATAATAGTAGTAATATGGGCTATAGTAGAGTTCGATAAATTAGATAAAAATAATTTAAAATAAATACAATAAAAGTTTGGTAGTATTAAAAAAAGTATTATCTTTACA